CCGAATGATGTAGAACGCTTGAAACCACCTGAAATTGATTGTCCTTTAATATGGTGGTGTTCTAGCTTATATATGTTCTCATATTCCAGATCATAGTGAAGGATGTCCACGACCTGTTGGCCAATGTTATTAGTCTCAATCAACGCAAATGCTGTATTGTATCTTTTACATAATGCATAAACAACTGTAGGTAAAAATAACAATGGTAGTTTATTGTTTCGGTACTTTGCAACTTGTCGGTATGGAACTTGAGATACATCAAGTATATTAATCGTTGAGTAATCTTGTGCAACACCTTCAGAACAATCCACACAACCGATGTATAGGTGTCCTGGAATTGGGTCTTGGTAGATATCTAAACAATCTTCTTGTTTCAATGGGTCAAAGAATGCCAATGACCTCAATTTAGAACCAGAGATTAATGTTGCCGATGAACCAATAAATTCTGTCTCAAACTCTTGTCGGAACTGTTCTTCTGATGTGTTACGTATGGTCTCTTCTTTCCATGCGGCATCACGTCCTGGCACTTGTGACCAATGAACCTCCAATGGTTTATAGGTCGAACGTTTCTCTGTTGCATCAACCCACATCTTATAGAAGTGGTTTAGTCCATATGGGGTAGAAACAATAATAACTTTGGTAGTTTTACCAGATGAGATAACCGGATAGGTTGACGTAAAGAATTCGTCAGCCATATTCTTTGGAACGAACGCAAATTCGTCCAAGAAAATTAGGTTATAAGAACCACCTCGAACACCAGATGCCGATGTTGCAAAGGCCGCAATCTTTGATTTGTTTTCTAATTCAATATTACCTTTGTTCCAAGTAATGATACCTTGTTGCAACCAGAGTGGTAAGTATTCATATGCATACTGAACACGACCTAAGATTTCACGTGCAAGTGACCCTTTGTTAGCCAGAATGGCAATACTATAATCGTCTTGAAATAGAATAGACCATAACATGAAACCCACAGTCGTAGTTGTTTTACCAACCTGACGAGGCATCTTTGCAATACAGAATCGATTTTCATGGAATGTTCGTACCATGTCTTCTTGGAATGGCCACATTTCGAATGGCACAAGACCACGGTCAACGTTAACAATCTTAACGTATGTCTTAATGAAGTAAACTGGATCTTCAGTACATTTTATAATCTCGGCAACTTGTTCTTCGGTGTAAGATAACTCTACACCAGTTCGTTTTAAGTTTGCGTTGCCGAGGTAACCACCTGCGTCAATCATTATTTAATAAAACTTCTTAACATCCATGCATGTTTTTGGTGTTGGTCTAACAAGTCTTGCAAGAAATTACCAATAGCTGGTTCTCCTGCTTGGTCAGCTGCAACAATACCTGCACGGAGATGAACCATCATTCTATCGTTATCTCTTTTCAATTCTGCCATCATAGAAATTGGAGAAGGAATGATTGCTGATTCTTCTACGTCTGCCAACTCCAACATTCTCAATAACGAACCTGGTGCATATGCATCCAACATACGAATTTTTTCGGCAATTAAATCAGTATTATTAAATATTGATGTATATAACTCAGCAAAAAAATCATGATACTGTTGAAAGTTTACACCTTCTACATTCCAGTGGAATCCGTGTGCCTTAAAATACAAGGCAAAGTTTGTGCCTAGTATAACTTTCAATTGTTGAATTAATTGTTCCATATTATTTCTCTTTATTTGACTTTAAAAACTTTACCAATTCTGTGGTTGAACCAACAAACACAGCCTTATCTATATTCATTGATTTATCATTCATAGATTTTGGTGCTAAATCTTTTTTGCGTTTTTGAATTTCCATTAGGTCTTTATTTAGGTCAGACATATTCTTAAGCATTGTGGCCACAACCTCGAATGCTCTTGGGTGATGAGTGTCTTTAGCAACGTGTATCAAAGTGTCCATTGCAGAGTTACCTTTGGTAATCATCTCACGTATATTTTGCCGAGCAAACTCAGCATCATCAGCAATATCTGGTGTTAAGTCAGTGTGTACTAACTGACCAGCAGATTCCAATGGTTCTATCTCCAACAGTTGAGATAAATTTTCATCTAATTTTTTCATAATTAAAAGTACGTAATAGTTTCTGCAAATCCAAATTCATCATCTGGACCAGCAGTGTTAGGACTTGGTCTAGTTTGTACGGAAGATATAATTGAATTCTGTGTAAATGTATTTGATGTTATAATGTCACCATTTGCAGAGTTGGCAAAATTCAAATATGTGTTTGCAGTAGATGTAGTAATCATCTCACTTGTTTTAACTGGTGGCCAGATGAACGCTTTGGCAGTGAATGTCAAGTCCCATAGAATCAAACGGGTACTCATCATGTCACCTTCATAGTCTGTAGTCGTAGAAACAGAATTTAATATGATTGGCATGTCATACTTTTGATCCATACCAGGAATAAAATCCATTGTTACAGTAAAATCTGGTGTAAAGAATGGAAGTATTTGTTCCATAATCTGAGCACCATCTTCTGTATTACGAACATATACTGATAAGTTAAAATCAAAGTTATATGGTATTGGTCCGTATTGTGACTTCAATGAACTGTTATTTGTACCAAGAGAGAAGTTTCGGTTGGTTGTAACACCTTTGCGACTAGAATCATATGACATACCTACCATATCAAATGAGATTCTAGGTACAGTTATTGCAATAGATTTTGTTAGGTCTGGATCGGAAGCCAAACGAGTTAAGTATTTTTCTTTGGCACCATAAGACAGAGGCACTTTAAATCTTTCGACCTCTGTTGCCATATCTCTGGTGTAACGAATCAACTGAATGTCGTTAAATAGTGTGCCAAAACCAACGACAACTTTTCGTATGGTTCTGTTATAGAAATGTGCATTACCTAACATTAAGGTTCACCAAATGGGTTGTGTTCAGTGAAGTCGAGTATGTCGCCAGCTTCATCCTGAATAATATTATTATCGGCAACATCTTCAAATACACTGTCAGTTGGCATATCGTCAGCTGCAGTTTCTAATGCCCATGTTGCACCACTTGTTGCACCAATGATGGTGACACCAACTGTAAACTGACCCTTGACATTAACCACATCTAAGTGTCTACCAGGAACTGTTGTATGCACCGTGGCCACCGCATTGGCAGTTGCCAAAGAATTGCCTTGATAAACAAATTCACCAACTGTAAATTTGCCTGTGCCATTGATAGGTACATCCAAACGTGTTCTCTTGTATGAATCAAATGCTTGTTCATCTATCTCTGTGTGACCAGTTTGAATCAACTCATCAGATAATACAAATTGTTTAAGTTTCAGTGCATAAACATAAACATTACCACCACGTCCACGACCTAATGTATAAAACATTGCTTGATCATTTTCGTGTTCAACAAAAGTTACTTCAAAAAAGTTTTGCATCAATGGAATGTAAATTAAATCACCTTCCATTGGTCGTTTTGGTCCAGAGTTAATAACTAAGTCACCAAGTCTAGGTATACTATAGTTTGTGGCACCTGAGGCATACTTAAATCTGCGGCGAGAAATTAGTAATGTTAATTCATCTCGAATCTCAAGTCCAAATTTAGAGATGAAATCTTGTTCACCATCCATACCAGTAACATTCTCCAAATATACTTCAATTGGAAATGCAACTCTATATTGTTTGAGTGTATCTTCACCATACAATGTGTCAGGACCATTAGGGTCTGCACTAGAACGTGGTAGGTAAAACACGTCCATACCATACTGTTGCATGGCCTCAATCACCAAGTCTTCAACAAGTAGTTGTTCTTGGGTAATTCCTGTTGGAAATGGTTGAAAGTAAAAATTTGTAGGCATTCATTAACCAGTCAAAATTTCTGGAGGTAGAACGTTATAAGCTTGCATCTCAGTTTCAATCTTATCAATTTCTACTTGTGCTTCAGCCATAATTCGAGGACCATCTAACGTGACTCCACCTGGCATCTGTACACCAGCAAATTTTGACAAGTTAGTACCCCACTGGTATTTAATCAATGCCGTGGCATACTGTTTTAAAAATCTATCATCCCAAACATCAGACACACCAGTCTTTGTGGCTGTCGCAGCAGTCACACTTGTCGTTAAGTTTGTGGTTAGGTATGCTTGTGTTGGTGAAATGATACGATTAACTTGTACATCTTGCCCACCAACTGTAATGATATCACCTTCAAGGATTTGTTGGTCGAATGTTGTACCTGTTCCAGTCATTACGTTTGATGTGTTTGTTGCCGTAACTGTGCCTGTTAGTATCACTGTATCTGGCGCTAACTTACGATAACATTCAATAACCACATATTCACCTAAAGTCGCATCACGTGACCAATCAATGTCTAAAAAGATTTTGTTTTGATGACGATTGAATCGGTGTTGTGGGTAACCAGAGAACAACATGTTTAGTGTTGTGATATGTTGCATTGTGATTTCATATGACACATAAGATACCGATGTGAAGTCATACAAATCATGTAGACGCAATTGATAACGAAGGTCAAACATATTGATTGATGAATTGGAATCATCAAACGGAAATATTTTAGTTACAAAAATAACTGGATCAGGACAGTAAATGAATTTACGGTCAATATCATCTTGTGTAATTCTGTGCTTCATGTAAATCTTTTCAACACCATCAAAATGATAGTCGTGGAAAAACTGTAAAGCATCATCAATACGGTCGTCAACTTGGTCATCATCCACGTTAATTTGAATAACGGGAAACCCTAGTCTACGCAGACAATAGTCTTTAAATTCTGTTCTTGTTGAAGGTGCAGCCATTTTTTATATTCTTAACTTATGAGGTATATTTATGTGTTAAAAATTAACCTCTAGGATAATCTGGAAACGGTACCCAATTAGTTGTAGCTTCATCCCACAAGTATGGATAACCATCGGTTGGAATAGCGACTGGTGCAACATATGATACTGACTCCTCATTCCATGTCCATGATGCTGGTCGTTCTGCATTTATTGCATTTTCTCTTGCTTGTGCAATTTGTTCTGCTGTTGGAGCAGGCCTGTTTTCTAAGTCTGTCATTTTGTTTCCTTTGTATTGTTTATGTATTAATTCTTTTAAGTTAATTGTTGTTTAACCGTAACTTGCGGCTGCTAAAGATGTTCTAATTGTACCAACACCTGCGGTATCACTAGCAACCACACCTGTATTTGATACTAGGTTGGTTATTGATAGTAAATTAATTCCTGATGTGCCAAATCCAAATATAGCTTTATCATCACCATAACCTGCGGCCGCTAAATTATATCTAACAGTACCAACACCTGCGGTATCACTAGCTACCACACCTGTGTTTGATACTTTGTTGGTTATTGATACATCTGTACCACCTCCTCCGGTTTCTCCATATCCAAATATAGCCTTGTCACCACCATACCCAGCGGCCGCTAAATTACGTCTAGCTGTACCAACACCAGCGGTATCACTAGCTACCACACCTGTGTTTGATACTTTGTTAGTCAGTGCCCAGTAAAACTCTGTATAATTTGGAGCACCTGTGTTTGAGTAACCATAACCAAATAGAGCTTTATCTGTCCCGTAGGCTGCGGCTGCTAATGCATATCTAGCAGTACCAACTCCTGCAGTATTAGTAGCAACTACACCTGTATTACTTACTAGGTTGGTTGTTGATGCATAATATGGAGGACCAGCATTTTGTCCATATCCAAATATGGCCTTGTCTGTGCCATAAGTTGCGGCCGCTGGTTTATCTTTATAAGTACCTACACCTGCAACATCATTACTAACCACACCTGTATTTGATACTAGGTTGGTTATTGAGCCTTGTCCAAATCCAAATATCGCTTTATCACCGCCATAACCTGCGGCTGCTAAATTAGCCCTAGCAGTGCCTACACCGGTAACATCATTACCAACCACACCTGTGTTACTTACTAGGCTGGTCATTGACAAAGTACCAATACTAGGATTATATCCATATCCAAATATAGCTTTCTGACCTAATATAGGCGCATAAACACTAGTTGGCCACAAGCCAGCAAGTCTTCTGCTTCGTTGTTCGTAACCCCAAAGTGGGCCTGTAATATTTGTTTCTGCCATTTTTTATTCTTTTAAGTTGATGAATATCCTGCGGCTGCAAGCAGAGATCTAGCAGTACCAACACCTGTAGTATTACTTGCAACTACCCCTGTGTTTGATACTTTGTTGGTCATTGATAAGCCTGGGTAAGTTCCGGTATAACCATATCCAAATATAGCTTTATCAGTACCATATCCTGCGGCTGATAATTCATATCTAGCAGTACCAACACCAGTAGTATCACTAGCAACCACACCAGTGTTTGATACTAAATTGGTTATTGACGTATAATTATCACTATATCCATAACCAAATATTGCTTTATCTCCCCCATATCCAGCAGCCGATAAAGCTCGTCTAGCAGTACCTACTCCTGTAACATCATTACCAACAACACCCGTATTTGATACTAGATTGGTTATTGATACATTGACAGTAGTACGGCCATATCCAAAAATAGCTTTATCACCGCCATAACCAGCGGCTGCTAGTTGTTCTCTAGCAGTACCAACACCTGCTGTATCAGTAGCTACTACACCTGTATTTGATACTAAGTTGGTTAATGATACATAGTCACCGCCGTTATTACCATATCCAAATATAGCTTTGTCTGTTCCATAACCTGCGGCGGTTAACAAGTATCTAGCAGTACCAACACCAGCAGTATCACTAGCAACTACACCGGTGTTTGATACTAGGTTGGTTATTGAAACATAAACTCCACCAGAAGCCCTACCATATCCAAATATGGCTTTATCAGTACCATATCCTGCGGCTGCTAGTGCATATCTAGCAGTACCAACACCAGTAGTGTCAGTAGCTACTACACCCGTGTTCGATACTAGGTTAGTTATTGCAGTTTGGACAGGTGTCGCTCCATATCCAAAAATAGCTTTCTGAGTGCTGATAGGTGCTACATAAAAACTAGTCGGCCACAACCCATCTGCTCTCAGGTCATTCATCTGGCGCAGCAAAAAAATATCGTTTAAAAGACTCATTTGTTTTACTCTGTTGTGTTGTTACTGATTAGTCCAACTACATCTTTTTCTTTGTTTTCTTTTTAGGAACAGATGTACCTAATTCTTTTGGTGGATCCATTGTAGCAGTTCGTTGATTAGTTAATTGTAACATAATATCTTTCTGCTCTAGTAACATAGTACCTTGTGGTACAAGACCAATTTGCATCAATGATTCTAATGTCTGTGGATTACTCATTGCATTTAATAGTTTAGCTGGACTAGGTCTTCCCAAAGCAATAATTTCTGATTGAATCTCACGACCAATAGTTACCGTGAATTCATAGTTAGCATTAGCTTCAAACATTTCGTCATCAGTATAAGGTGTACCGTCTTCATGCTTAAGTCTTGTTGGTTCGACTTCAGCATAGAGTTCAGCCATTAGTTTTTCTAATATTTTAATTTCTTTACGGTTCAATTCAAAAGCATGTTTTTGGTCATCTAAGTGTGATTCTAGTTCAATAATTTCTGCTTGTAAGTTAAGAATAATATGTGGTAATGCAGGTACTTCTTTTAGATGTTTCAATT